TGCCATCTGGCATTGCATCTGGTTTATATACTTTGCTGGTGCTTTGTTATCGGTTAGATACTCTATATGGGTAGCTGAGTTAGGACACTTAATCTCAATCATGCCATCATGCGCTAGGCCATCTGGGCTACAACCAAACATCGCTATAGTTGGATGTTCAATAAACCCAACTTGCTCAACCAGCACTTCTTTTGCTATCTCATAGGCTATTCTTGCCATTGGCTCTGTGGCAGTACCCCACTCCATCGCAGCATTAGTAAAAGACTCGCTAGGCATACCAGTTAGCCTTTGGACTACCAACTCAGCCCTATAGTTCTTTCTGCTGGCTGATTCTCCGGTCTTAATCTTGGCCATAACATCTGAAACCCGACTAGCAGTTACCTTGCCTAGCCTGAGTTGATGCCATTCTGGTGTCCCTTGCTCAATCATAGTGGTTTCGCCTTTAATATCTCTTTGGTCTGCTCAATATATTGGGTAGCTGCATCTAAAGCCTTTATTGCAGCCTCTTGATCTCTTAATAAACAAAACTTGTAAAACATATTAATTGCCAACTTAATATCTAAATAACTTTCTGCATAATCATCTGTTTTCATTTTTTCTTTGTGCTATTAGTTGAGTTTTTCCTAGCTTCCATAGGGAAGCACCTTTCTTGTTCTACCATCTTTTCCATAAAATCTATTGTGCAATCATCGCAAACAGTAACAATTTCTTGTGCCTGGCGCTGCTGAAACTTCCATTGCACATAGCTTTTTGAATCAAAACAAACTGGAAACCATTCATTCTTTATCATCATCTGCTAGTGGTTCTGGATCATCTGTCCTAATAAATTGAGCATCTACACCATCTTCTATCCATTGCCTCTGGTAAGACTCAGCCAAGGCATCGATGGCAGCATTCCAACCCAGCACAAAGTATTCCTGCGGATGATATACAGGCTTATCTAGCTTATTAAATGCTTCTAAACAATGTTTATTTATCATTTCAAGATTTCCTCTGCCCAAGTCCTAGCCAAACTCCATGCTTCAGCCAATAAAGCAAATGGCAGCAATAGGCACACAATCAACTCTAGGATTGCTTTCGCAATTTTTTCCATTCGATCACCTTTTCTTGTTTAGCTTTTGGCTCTAAGTCATCTATAGTCTTAGATATGGTGGCTTTAAAATCTCGCCATTTTTTCTGATACTTTGCCTGCTCGCTTGCTGGCACATAGTTATACAACTTAGACCACCGCAATGTTATATCGGTGCTGGCTGGTGTGTAAATATAATCTTTATCCATTTTTCTTTCCTTTGTATATTTGAGTTGATGCTCTTTCTAAACAAGTCCCACACTTCCATCTTCTTACATTGTTGGCAGTTGTTACCAACTTAAAACCTTCTTTAGGCTTTTCAACCTGACAAGAACTACACCACTTCTTCTCCATCCCAACCTTCCTTTAAAAATCCATATTCCGATACATCCGCTACTGGTCTGAGCTTTAAACACACATCGCATTGGTCGATCCATATTCTGTGACTCTCTGTATTTTTTAGATGGTGTATACCCCACTTTTCTCCGCAGGATATACACACATTTTCTGGTTGCTCATCGGCTAGGTGCATTTGAGCTTCATTTCCTCATACACCTTTATAATTTGTTCTTGCATCCCTTTGTTGCTATTGAATTTGGTATAAGCATCAGCATATACAATCTTTAGGCTGGCAATGGTTTTGCTCGCCCTCATTTTGTCTACAATGGCATCGATGTCCACTTCTTGATCAACAGTTAATTTTCCTGATGCTGTATTGCCATCATCATCTGCCTGAACAATGCCCAAGAAAGCCGCTAAAGCACCTCTCCGCATATAGGTAACAGCAGCGAGGCAGCCATGGGCATCTTGCTTTGCTACCGGTATAGACATCTCTTGCTCAATCCATTCTCCGCTACTATGCACAAGTCTGGTAATCAGCCACATTCTGCCCTCAAAATAATTGCCAGGCATCTGTATAACTGCAAGGCCATTCTTAGCCAATGCATCTCTACAAGAATCCCAGACTGACTCTAGGTCAGCATACTTACTTTTAAAAAATGGGTTAGCAGAGTCTTTTAGTGCAGGCTTTATTTGACCCTGAAACTTTGAGAGCGCAGTTGCTAACTCTTTAATGCTTTCGCTTGATGCCATATTATTTCCCCTTAAAATTCATTAGTGCGATACAACTCGGACTCGGCAAAACCTTCTTGGTACTCATAGCTCATGTTGTAGAGTTTGCGACCAAGGTTTGCCCAATCCCGCTTTTCAACTAAGTCTTGAATAATCTCAGCATTTGCTGGAGATGCATTCTGAATAGCCTCTCCCATCTTAAAAGAATCTGCTGGATCATATTCTTCAGTTCTTAGCATCTGAAACACTTTGTGATCAAAGCGCTCTTTTGCTGCTACTTCATCATGCTGTGGCTCATAGTTGTTATTCATAGTGTATATACTCCAATCCGCAGGCCATAAGTAACAACTACAATTAGCGCAATCAGCGCACCAAAACAACCTCCTAGTAAAATTTCTTTCATTTTTTAACCCTTCACAGTTAATAAGCAAGATTGCTTAAACACAAATATATAGCAAAAATGTAGAGATTTAAACATTTATTTTCTAAGTAGTTTCCCTAGTATGGTTTTGGCCTTTATCTACAAGGTTTGATGTAGAATTATTGATTTGGGAGGCATTATGGATAATGTTGCAAATACACAACAAAGCGCTTTTGATCGATTAATTGAGGTATTTGGCACAATTAAGGGTATTTGCGCTGCAATTGGTGTTAAGTATGTAACCTGCTATGCCTGGAAGATGAGAAATGGAATCCCTGCCAAATGGCACAAAGCCATCATAGAGGCATCCAATGGCAAGCTAACAGAATCAGACCTTGCCTAGCTTAAATCAGCGCACAATCGCGCTATTCGAGTCTAAAGGCTATAAGTGCGATGTAGTAGAGTCTTACAATGCTTTTACCAAGCGGAAAAAGGACTTATTTGGCATATTTGACATACTAGCTATTGGGAATGGGGAAACAATAGGCATCCAGCTAACTAGCAAAAGCAATATGTCGGCTAGAAAAAAGAAGATAGAGGATAGCGATCTGCTGCCAGAAATCCTAAGAAGCCATTGGCGCATTATTATTATTGGCTGGTTTAAGAAAGAAAATGGTAGATTTGATTACAAAGAGTTTGAGTTTTAACTAGGGTAGTGTAGTAAAAAAAACTACACTAAGAACTAGGGTGGGGATACATCTACTATCCCCTACCTTTATAGAATAAGGGTTAGGGGAATAATCCCCTATCAAAGTAGGCGCTTCCCTACTTTATAAATCTATAGGTATTGTAGGTTTTGTAGGGTAGTGATATGGCTGTTTTTTTGATGTATAATGAAAGGGCAGATTGATACCCTGTTTAGCAAAATTACTAGCCAAAGCCCTTGAAGGGTAGTTTCTGAGCATTTTAGAAAGGCTGGCTGGTCTTTTCTAAAATGGTATCAACTTAGAGATTACCTTTGAAGGGCTTTTTCTTTGGTCTGCCGCACTCCAGGCGAAACACAGAGCTTAAATCGGCTGCATGGAAGAAAAGATAGGCTTCATTACCCGATGCTAGCCTCGCAGACTTAAATGGGTACTGCACAAGTTTATAGATATATGGGTGATACAGTCTATAAATGAATGAACATTATCTTAGGAAGGATTAGTCCTTGCATCTGGCAAGGATGGATCAGGTGAGTTCACCCTTGTGGATGCTATTGTTAAAATTAATACTTATAGGTATTAATTAGTTGTTTAAATTAGTACCTAAAATGACAGAAGAAGAATATATTAAACAAGCAACAGAGTTTGCATTAGGCGAAACAAGGTTCTCTTTACAACCCTTTCCTTGCCTAGATGACAACTCAGGCCATGGGTTCGACCAGCACTACATTTGTCATGTGGCTTGGGCATTAAAAAAGATAAGAGAAATAAACCCTAAAAGCCATACAGACATTAGCTCTAGTCTACATCTATCTACTTGTGCAAGTG